TTATTTATTGATAATTTCATTTAATTTCTTGTATTCTAAAATTGTATACATATTGCAAACTCCATTTTCCATGGTGCATATATGAGTGGAATTTTCCATGGCTGCTTTTAAATTATGTTCTACAGCCAGTACGGTTATATGTAGGTGTTTGTTCAAGTGGCTTATTAAACTGTATATTTCTTTTTGACTTTTGGTGTCTATTCCAGTTGAAGGTTCATCAAATATCAAAAGTTTTGGATATCCCATAAGAGCTCTAGCTATAAAAATTTTTTGCATCTGACCTCCAGATAAATTACCTATCAAACTTTTTTTAAAGTCCTTCATATCTACAGAACCAAGGCATTTATCTATTATTTTATTATCACTTATTTTTGAAACTTTCATATGACATTTTAATAATTCAAAAACTGTAATTGGAAATTTGGAATTAAAACTGTCAAGTCTTTGAGGTACATAGCCAATATTTTTGGTACTTAAATTTATTGTCCCGCTTAGTGGCTTTAAAAGACCAAGTATGAGTTTGATTAAAGTTGTTTTTGCACTTCCGTTTTCTCCTAATATAGAAGTATAGCTTCCATCTTTTATATTTAAATTCAGTTTTTCAATAAGATAAGGAGCTGCACCATTATAGGAAAAGGTTAAATTATTTATATCAATCATGTAGAAGTTTCCTCCAAATAAACATAAATTTAATCAATATGCAGATAGTGACATATTGATTATTAAACGCGTATAACATCAAATTATTTTATAAGAAATAAAACACATTAATATTATATATCTATATGCAAATGATTTGCAACAAAAAGCAGCCATTCATGGCTGCTTTTTTTATACATATTTTTAAAAATCGCTCATTAAGTTAGAGAGGGCATCTGATTTGTATTTATTTAACCCAAATTTTTTTGATAAAGTGTCTACTATATTCTTCTTTTGAGATGGATCAAGTAAGTCTTTAGGATCAATATTCAAGGATTGTAATATCGCTGCCATTAAATGTTTCCCAATTCCGAAAAAACCAGCTAATCTTTCTACCGCAGCATCAGCTTTTTTATCTATGTCTTCTTTTAAACTCTCATTCACTTCTTCAATAGAAGAACTATTAGATGTATTTGCTAAATTAATTTTAGCTTTATTAAAAATGCTGCCAAAAGATCCTCCATCTAATTTTTTAATATTATTGATACTATTTGATACTTTATTTTTATTAATCTTGTTACTTAACGATAAAACATCAATACAATTGTTCATATACAACAGCCTCCGATTTTTTAAAAAATATATATACCTTGGTACTTCAATTTTGCTTTAATATTTGTAATTAATAAGTAAATTTGCAATTATTAACTATAATAGTTTTATCGTTAAAATTGTAAAAAACTAAACTACGGCAAATTTTGTAGTAAAATGATATAAATATCAAAAAAATATAACTTTTTTTGAAATAAGCATTGACGAACAAGCAAAATCGAGATATAATACTACTTGTCGGTTTTGATATGAGGTCCCTTGGTCAAGTGGTTAAGACGTCACCCTCTCACGGTGAAATCAGGAGTTCGATCCTCCTAGGGACTACCACAAAAGAAAGAATGGCTTAACTTCAATGGTTAAGGCGTTCTTATTTTTTGCACTAAAGTGTATTTTTAAATAATTTACACCATTTTTACACCATAGTTTTTATATAGCTTAATATATCAATCGATTTTTCCTTTTCTCTTTTTAAAACATGGGTATAAATATTTGCTGTTATTTCAATACTACTATGACCTAAAAGCATAGAAACAGTTTTTAAAGGTATATTATTTTCAAATTGTTTAGTAGCATATGTATGTCTAAGGGCATGAAATTTTTTGTGAGGTATATCTAATCTATTTAAAAATTTTGACCATGTTTTATCTAAATTCCCGGCATTAATTAGATTACCTATTTCACTTAAAAATAAATAATCTAAATTATTTTTACAGTAACTATCGCCAGCTTTTAATTTTTCTGACTTCTTAATTTTAATTGTATCTTTAATTAATCCTACTAATGATGCAGGTAAAGGAATAGTTCTTTTTGAGTTTTTTGTTTTAGGCTCCTGAACTATAGTTTGTTTACTTTTTTTATTTTCATTATCAAAAATTGTAGTGGTTGCTACAGTTCTTTTAATATGAATTTCCTTTGTTTTATAATCAATGTCATTTTCTTTTAAACCTATAATTTCTCCACGCCTCATGCCAGTTGAAAGAGAAAATAAAGCAATATATTTTATTTTACAATTATCAGAATTTAAAATTTTACTTAATTCTTCATCTGTAAATACCGGAACAGCCTTTTCAACTATTTCATTTAATTCTTTTTTAGGAATAACAACTCTTTTACCATCACATGGATTTTTAAGTATATATCCACAGTCAACTGCATAATTTAAGAATTGTTTTAAAAATTTATTTACATAGTTAATTTGGTTGCTGCTTTTCCCTTGTTTAAATAATTTATTATAATATCTCTGTATTTGTATTGACTCCAATTTATCCAAGCTCATAGATCCTATAGAAGACTTTTCTATATAATTTCTATATAGTCCCTCATATCTTGCAAATGTAGTAGGCTTTATATTACCAGACATTTTTACAAACTCAAATAGCCAGCTTTTTAATGTTTGTGCAAGCCACATATTTTTTGCATTTTTTAATCCAAGATTCATTTTATTTATGTAATCTAGTTTCTTTTTTTCAGCTTCTTTTCTGCTTTTTCCAACAAATTGTTTTCTAATTCTTTTTCCGTTGGCATCTATATCAATATCATAGTTTATTCTATAATACTTTTTCCCATTAGAAATAAAGTTTGTTTTTATTGCCATGTAATTACCTCCTTAATCAGAACTTTTGTTTGGTATAAAATTAAAAAATATATAGTACTTAATGTACTATTTTTAAGATTTCTTTATAATTCCTAAGTGCGGTTCAAAGTATATTATATATGTATCTATTTCATAATGAGTACCATACTTTTCTTTATAATGCTGAATTGCTTGTCCTAAAAATATTTCAGTAACATTTAAGTATTCAGCTAAATCATGTTTACTTCTAATGCCTTTTTCAAATGCATTTACTAATTGTACAATTCCTACTAATTTTTCATATCTCCAATTTGTAGCTATTTTTTCTTGATTTGTTTTATTCATATTTTTCTTGTCTATTATCTCCTTCTGAAGTTTTGTGATGATGTCCTAATTCTTTTTAGATATTAAATAATTGTTCTGCCACAGCATCAGCATTCTGTTCCATATATGTATGCTGCATGTCCAAACCTATAATATATCCAAGATTGGGCATATCATTAGCTATGTGTTTAACTTCATGTATAAAAGTCTTACATTGAGTTTTATAATTTACTTCACCGTTTAAAATAAGATGATAATTTCCACGTTTACTTAAATATACAAGTCCCAATATACTAGATGGTAAATTGCAGGCTATAGTAGTTTTTATGTTAAATGCATTCATAACTTCATAAAATGAAATATCTTCATTCAAAAGGGCCGTTAGCAAAGGCTTGTCTAATATATCCATTCTGTCATCCCCTTTAATGATTTATATTTATTTAAATAATGATTTTAGCTTTGAAAAGAACCCCTTATTTTTCTTTGCACTTGTAAAATCTTCTTTTGAGCCAATAGATATATTTAATTTAAAAGCGACATTATGATTTATTGGTTGAATACCATTATATGATTTTTGCCATTCCTTATTTTTTCTTAAATCTATTGTATCAGGTAAAGAATCTACAACAGATTTAATATTTTCAATAGAAAAGCAAGGACACATTACATATGGCAATGAATATGTTTTAATTTTTTCCAGTATAGCTTGTTTATTAACACGCCATATTGAAGAAGTTATAAAATCACCTATTGTCCACCAAGGATTATTGTAGGCACTTATTTGAAGTCTATGACATCTAAAAGGATTCGCCGTCATTTCACTGGCTCCAAAGCAAAAGTCAGGATTACCCGATCTACATTTATCACCATAACAATAATTTAATCCACCAATTATTTTTCTATCCATAACAGTTCCATTTATGATAACAAAACAAGATTTTCAATTACTTACTAACTCATATAATTTTATAAATTGTAAGTATTCTGTAGGTTTATCTGAGTAAACAGCTTGGTATAAAATCTTACCACTAACGTTATTTTCAATATATTGTGGTGCACTTTGGGCAAGCACTAGTGCTTGAGGAAAACTTGGAGGCCTAGATTCTCCAAAAGATATACTTACATACCAGTCTGGAAATTTAATATTTTTAGTAGAAATTTCTTTTGCTTGAATTGGTGTAATGGCTGTTGCTGAAGAATGTTTTACTGGTTTATTTGTAGTTCTTTTCTTAACAGTAGTGATCTTATTAGAATTTTCTTCTTGTTTTATTATTTTATTATTTAACCTATTTAATCTATGTTCAAACATATCAGGCTTGCAATTAAGATATTCTTTCCAAGGAACACTAATAGCTATTCTACATATTTTGACTGCTTCTTTATATCTTTTTTTACGTTCAAGTATTATTGCAGGTCTTTCGTAGTAATCAATACCCTTAGGACTATACTTGTTTAATATATTAAGGTATATTTTTAATGCCCCATCTTCTTTTTTAAGCTTTTCTAAGTCCTTGGCTTTTTTATATAAATTAGAGTATATTGAAAAATTTTTATCTTCAAAATACATAGCTTTCAACCTCCAATATAAATAGGTCTAAGTTTAAATTATATGTTTTTCTAACCATCATTTCTGTCTTATTCCAGAGATTTCGCATCTGAATTCCAGTAAGAATACAATTTTTACTGGAATTTAGATGTGAAATCTCTGATATTATATTATAATCATTGACATCATATATGACATCAAATATACTAATAATAGGAGGCGGATATAGAGTGTCAAAGTTTGATAAACTAATAAAATAAATAAAAAATCTTTCTAATGACATGAGATTTGAAGAATTAAAAAAAGTATTAGAAAGTTATGGCTATCAAGGGAAACCTCCTAAGAGTGGTAGCAGCCATTGGACATTTAGAAAGTCCAACAGAAATCCAATTACTATACCGTATAAAAAGCCTGTTAAGGTTGCTTATGTAAAACTGGTAAAAGACATAGTGGAATCTGAGGAAAGAGGAGAGTAAATCTCCTTCTGCTCTACCTTATTAAAAATAAATATCTTTTAGGGAGGAATGAATTATGAAAGATATAGAATATTATATGGAACTTAACTATAAAGTTGAAATTATAAAGGATAAAGAAGAAGGTGGATATATATTACAATATCCAGAATTAAAAGGATGTATTACTTGTGCTGATACAATTGAGGAAGGGATAGAGCTTCTAAAAGATGCAAAAAAAAGTTGGTTAGAATCCGCATTACAAGATGGGATATCAATACCGGAACCATTGGAAGAGGAAAATTTTTCAGGACAATTTAAATTAAGAATGCCTAAATCGCTTCATAAAGAACTAATGGAAAAATCAAAAGAGGAAGGTATAAGCATGAATCAATATTGTTTATATCTTTTGAGTAAAGGTTCCAGTGTTCAGAGCAAAAGGTAAATAGCAAAAAATCGTGAGACAAAAATGAGACAAATTTGAAACAAAAATAGGACACATTTGGGACACAAGGTAGGCTGAATCGTTATATACTGTATATAGTGGTTATGATTCAAGTAGGGATTACACTTGGTGGTAACTAAATTTTCTTCAACTTTGTGTCTGTGGTTGTAGGGCACGTTAATAAAAAAGTGCAACCGCCATGCGGGAAACTGTAAATAAAAGAATGTATAGTGTACTGGAAGTAATCAATGGTGAAAACTGGTGATTATTTTTTATATTAGATTAACAAAATTCTAAATTGCATATTTAAAGTATTTGACATTAGGTTGGTAAAGTGATACAATTAATTAATTGCATGAAACTAGTTATTTAAATGATAGTGTAAAAAATTATACACTAAAGGTGAAATTATGAAATTAAGTTTTATGTCTGCGGTTATAGGGCATATAAAATACAAATATGACTGCCATTAAATTTTTAGATATCTATTAATTTAGATATCTTATTTTTATATAAAAGTAAATTCTATATAAAGGGGTGATTTACTTGGGACGTAAAAGTAGTAAAGGTAAAAGAAAAGAATTAACTGATTTTAGTTATTTACTTGATAAAGATGAAGAAAAGGAAAATGCCGACAATAAAATAGATGGAAAGAAAGAAAAAGAGGAGTAATAACCTCTTTTTTATATTCAAAACAAAACGAATAGGCAGGTGGTGACAGTGTAGAGATGCCAAGGCAGAGAAGCCCTAATAGGGGCAAAGCATTTGAGATTTACAAAGAGAATGATGGAAATATTGATTTAGTAAAGATAGCAGAGATTTTAAATCTTTCACCTGGAACAATAAGAGGATGGAAGAATAAAGATAAATGGGATACTAAATTGAATGGAACGTTCCAAAAGAAAAGTGTAAAGAATACGGAACGTTCCAAACGTAAAAAAGGAGCCCAACCTAAAAATAAGAATTCAAAAGGTCATGTGAGCAGCGTACCGAAAGGTAATAAAAATGCTGAAACACATGGCTTTTTTTCTAAAATTTTTCCACCTGAAGCAATAGATATAGTGGAAGATATTATGGTTAAAGATCCATTAGATATGCTTTGGGAAAATATAATAATTCAGTATACGGCCATAGCAAGGTCTCAAAGAATTATGAACGTAAAGAACCAGGAGGATTTAACCAAGGTACTTAAAAGGGAAAAAGAGTCTTCCGGAGAAACCTCAGAAGGTTGGGAAAAAGAATATGAATTGCAGTTTGCCTGGGATAAGCAGGCAACATTTTCACAGGCGCAATCAAGGGCAATGTCTGAGCTAAGAAGTCTTATCAAACAATATTGGATTATGATTTAGCAGATATAGGTAGTAGATTAGGTAGCTGGACTAGAAGCGGAAGTGATAGTATGCTTGATGATTGGTACAACAAGTATGGAGATTATTTTAGCTCTTAGGAGGTCGCTATGAGAAATATTTTAAAAAATACCGAGATAAGCTGTGATAACTGTCATAAGACATTTAAAATTAAAAAGCTTAAAACAAAGTGGATAAATGACAATGTTCAAAGAATTTATTTTACCTGTCCTTATTGCAAACAGGAATATACTTCTTTTTATAAGGACGAGAGAATAAGAAAAAATATTAAAAAAATAGATGATTTACAAAGGCAATATGATGAAATAGTTAAGGAAAATAAAGAAATAATGCAGGAGCTTAGAGAAAAATATGAGTCTTAGAAATAAGGCTTTTTATTATACCTAAAAATGAGAAAGGAAGATGATATAATGCCAAAATTAAATGAAATTGTAGGAGAAGAAGCTTACAAAGCTATTCCAGATGGAGTGAGAAATAAGTACAAGGATATTGATTTTGTAGATAGTACCGGTTATGTTGAAAAATCTGAACTTGATACTGCCAATAAAACAATTAAACAATATAAGAAAGATATAGCAAAGAGAGATACCGACTTAACAGATTTACAGGGCAAAATTAAAGACAATGAGGACCTTAATAATGAAATAGAGAAGCTTAAAAAAGAAAATAAAAAAGCAATGAGATGTGGGATGAGGCAAGAAAGCAGAAAATAAGAAATCAGCTTATAAGAAAAGTAATTCCTTTTATGAAAGAAGTAATAGTTTTAAGAGCAGGATTAAATGTTTTTAATGAAAAGCAGAAAGATCAATATGTGCACCACTAAAGGTTATTATCACCCATCAAGAAACGTTTTTATAAGTGATGATGTCAATGATGCGACTAGATTTTTAAGATTTTGTGAAGATAAAGTACTTTTTATTGTGGATGATAATGTTAAAAAAATAAAAAAAGAAGATTACTTTATATTAGACGGTACACAATATGAGATAGTTGATTTAGGAAACGTAGAAGGTATTGTATATGATACTTTTCTCAAGAGAAAGGAGTGAATTTACATGAAATATGATGCTAGTAAACTACTACATAATCTTTCTGAAGAAGGTATGATAAATAAAAAAATGAAGACATCAGTTGGAGTATACTGTGATAGCGTAGGTAAAAAGATGGAAGGCTATGCAAAGAAAAATGCACCTTGGCATAATAGAACAGGAAATGCAAGAAGAACTATTAAGGGTGGTTCCGCATGGCAAGATGAACATATATGTGATGCATATGTTGGTGGTAATATGGACTATTCTCCTTTTCTTGAATTAGCTAAAGCAAAAGGTATGAGTACAGACAATGAAGTAAATATGGAAGTGGATGCTGACCATACAAGCTTAAATTTAAATGCAGAAGGTAAGTATAGTATATTCAGACAAACTGTCAGAAAGTTTATTCCTGAAGTTGTAACTGGAATGGTTAATCTGTTAGATAAAAGGTACTCAAGTAATACAGATAGAAGATTTTTCAGGCGAAGGTACCATAAATGTTAGAGTTAGAAGATTATCTCTTTTAGGACTTTGTCAAAAAGGGCAAATACCTAATCAGCTTTTAGGAAAAGCTAAAGAATTATTTTATGGTGAATCTGGAAAAGAAGGTAGTACAGACTTAAAAAGTACAGGGGAATTATTTGATATAGTTTGCAAGAATGTACTTGTTGAACCTAGTGTGAAACAGTTAGAAGATGCAGAAATAGAGCTTACAGACACTCAAAAATTGCAATTATGGTCTTACAGTCAGGAGGGAATAGATGGACTAAAATCCTTTCGTGAAGTCGCAGAGAATGCTGAGCATTATAGCGATAGCAAAAAATTACAAGATAAGGCCAAGCCAAATTTTAAACATAGAAGATGATTATGTGTCTTTCTGTTTTGATGAAGCCTGTGATTATATAGTGTATGAATTAAGTAAAGAGCATCCTAAAGATCCTAAGTGGGAAGATGAAGAAAAACATACAAGCAGTGATAATAATAAATCTACAATAGAATGGATGATGAGGCATAACAAACCACTTTAAAATGACCATATTTGTACAATATGAACAATTTGTTAACACTTTATGATATAATATAGTATATTATACAAATAAAGTATTATTTAAGACAAGGAGTATAGTAATATGTGGATACTTTATTCTATTGGAATTGTGTTTTTAATAATGTTTTTGAAATCTATTATACTTAAACCTATATTGTTTAAAGAAAAGTGGGCAGCAGGTATAATGTATGGAATGCCTGCTATTCTGTGCCTTTTATTATCTTTCCTGCTTATTTATTCAGATTATAACTCTGAGCAAACATACTTTAAGGAACAGAGCAATAGATATGATGCTTCAAGTTGGCAACCACCACGTGTGAGTGGAACTGAAACTCCTATAAATCCTAAAAGTGTCACTTATATTAGCATACCCATTCCACAAAGCAAAAATTTGCAAGATGGATTAATAGCTTTACAAAATGATTTAAATGCATTAGAAAGTAATACTAATGTATCAGGAAATGGGACAACCCAAACTTCAACAACTACAGCTACATCAGCAACAACTAATAATGATCCTAAGAAACAGTCATATATAGATGATAATGGAAAAGCAGCTATTATAGGAGATACAGATAGTAAAATATATCATCTGCCAGGAGATCCTTACTATGCTAAAGAAATGCAAAAGTTAAGTAATAATGTTTATTTTAGAACTCCAGAGGAAGCAGAGGCAGCTGGATATAGAGCAATTAAGAGATAATGATTTAGGGGAGGACATGCTATGAAAAAAGTATTAATTATTATACTTATAGGTATTATAGCATTAGGAATATTTATTCATAAGTATAACTTAAATAAAAAGCAGGCAGAGCTTGTAGCTCCTACTCAAGAAGCTATAAATTTAACAGTTAAGGAGCTTGAATATAATGAATATGTTCAGGATGCAGGTATAGGCGTTCATAGGGACAAAGGTACTATTAAAATTGCTATACAGACTAAACTTCCTGTAAATGAAAAAATAGCGAAGGATTTAATTGATGAAGGGATAAAACAACTAAGTTCATTTAATGACGGTGAAAATGGACATCCTGACAAAGATTATTATGGTAAGCTATGGGAAACATGGAATGCAGAAGTTGTAGTATTTATAGGTGATGGTAGCAAATTAATATTTCAGGGTGATAAGCAGGCTGGAAAAGAGCCACATATTACATATCATCATATTGGTAGTACTGCTGAGTAGATAATTCTTATCCCTACAAGAATTAAAGATTTTAGGAGAATTAAGTATGAAAAAAATATTAATACTTATATTATGTTGCATATTAATGAGTGTAATTTTAATAGGCTGTGAAGATTCACAAAATACTAATAATAGCGGCAAAAATATTAGTGCTGATGAGATTAATTCCATCTCAGGAGAATTAGGAGAGAATGAAATATTACAGGAGGTATCAACAAAAAATAGAGAAATAGATTTAAAATTTAATTTAGGAAATAAAACTGATAGATTAACTATGGAAGATTTAGCATATTCGAGATACTCAAGCGTAACTGACTATTTATTAAATACAGGAAAGTGGGATGTTATTACTGTAGATTTTATAAATGTAGGCAAGATTACTATGAATATTTCAGAAGCAGTTTCTCAAAATATATCAGGTAAGGAGGAAAAGCATTTTCCATTAGAAACGATAATGAAAAAATTTCAAAAATATTGAAATTAAAGCTTAAAAGAACCATATATATGGTTCTTTTTTGTTAGAAAATTTGACCTCTTGACGTTTGCAGCATTGCAGTATATACTAAATGCAGGAGGCGAGAAAATGGCAGAAAAAACTATTACCGTACGAATTGATGATGATTTGCATAAAGCCATAAAAGTAAATATCGCTAAAAGAGGAATCTCACTCAAAGACTATATAGTAGGCCTTATTAAAAAGGATTTGTATGGTGTGAAATAGGCAAAGAATAAAAAGAGATAGTCTCTCTTGTAATTTGGCGATTACAGACTATCTCATATGGAGATTACTCTCTATGGAACATTATATCATAGTTGATAATCTCACTCAATGAAATAAAAATTGAAGGAGAGGATATAATATGAAAAATCAGTTACAAATATTTTCAAATGAAATGTTTAAAGTATCTGTCAAAATGAAAAACGGAGAAATGTTATTTGACGCTGAATTGGTAGCAAAAAGTTTGGGAATTAGTAGAATTGCCAAAAGTGGCAATGAGGTTGTCAGATGGGATAGAGTTAATAAATATTTAAGTGCGTGCCCACAAGTGGGTACGATTAAGAAAGGTGATTTTATACCAGAACCTGCGGTATATAAATTATCTTTTAAAGCTCATAATGATATAGCAGAAAAGTTTCAGGATTGGTTAGCAATAGAGGTATTGCCACAGTTAAGAAAGGCAGGTTTCTATTCAGCAGAAAAAGCAGAGCAATTAAAGATTGAAGAGCCTCACGAAATAGTTAAAAAAGTCTATAATGGTAATCCTGTTATGATGCTTAAAGATTTAGAATCAATTACAAATATTCCAGTTCATAATTTGAGTTATTACCTTAGAAATAAAGATTTTATTATTGGTAAAGATTATTTCTTGCTTGAAGGTGAAAAGCTTAAAAAGTTCAAAAAGAATAATAATGTTTCTCCTTTGATAGGAAATTTAATTGTTATTCTTAAAAGTGGAGTTGATAAACTGGTAAATTTATTAGCACCTAATTTATCAAGCAAAGCAAGAAAAGAAATTGAAGATTATTTTAAAGTAGATAATTCAACTTCACATAATAAAGCACCAATTTTAGATCAATTACAAGCTTGCAAGTTTATTGCTGATGATTTAGGAATAAATGAAGCTATAAAGATGTCTATTTATAAAATGATTTGTGAAAAGAATGGAATTGATTCTATGATCTTAGATAAAATAGAACATAATAGAAATATTAATAAAGAACTTAAAATAGCATCATTAAGACTTATGAAATATTTGTTAGAGAATAATATAGCTGATGAAATAAAATCTATTGAAAAAGAGTGTATTTTGGGAAAAGAATTTGCATCTTGTTCTGAAAAAGCTAAAAAATTCATATTGAATCTTTTTGGTTATATTATTAAAAATTCAAAGGAAAATATTAAGGCAGCAATATAATTCAGATAATAATGTATGATATAATAAATATAAATATGTGTGATGTAAGAGAGGTGAAGCTGTTGGATAAAGAAGTTAAAGACATACTTGTAAAATTACTGGAAGGACAGGACAGACTTGCAAGTGAAGTCAAAAAAAATTCAGTTAAGCTTGAAAGCATTGAAAAGAAAATTGATATAATAGCAGAAGTACAAAAGAGCCATATGGAACAAAATGAAAAGGCTCATAATGAAATTATTAAACCTTTAAGTGAAAAGGTAAGCGTGATAGAATTAGCAGTTAAGGATACATCAAAAGACATGAAGGAACTGAAAGAAAAGTTTGATAAGGTTGAAAAAGTAACAATCCAAAATACGTATGATGTAGCATACTTAAAAACAGTTAAATAAACATAAATGAGCACCTATTTCGATAGGTGCTTTTCTTATGCTTGAAAAGAGGTTATAATTTGGCAATAAACGCAGGAACTGTAGTTGATTTTATGGAACTTGATACTTCAAAATTTACAAGTGGACTAAGTAGTGCAGGTCAGCAAATGAAACAATTTATGAATTCAAATAATAGTGCTGAAACTAGAATACAGAGTCTTGGGGGAGCTATGAAAAGCGTAGGAAGTACAGCAACTAAGGCTTTGACGCTTCCTTTAGTTGGAGTTGGTACTGCTGCTGTAAAAACAGGAATGGATTTTGATGCTCAAATGAGTAAAGTGCAAGCTATAAGTGGTGCTACAGGTTCAGACTTTCAAAATCTTAGTGCAAGTGAAGCAGCAGGAGGTATGGAAAATTTAGCTAGTGCAGGATTTAGTGTAAATGAAATAATGAAAGCTATGCCTGGAATGTTAAACTTAGCAGCTGCAGGAGATGTTGCAGTGGTCAATCTTGTGTGCAAATGTAAATTAAGCAGTAAAACGATGAAAATCACATGAAAGATGATATAAATATTAACTGTAAATATTTGCACCTGTTTTTCCTTGTTTATAATAAACATCGACAAGCTATAAATAGATGGCTATAATACTAAACAGTTAATAATTTATTGAAAGGAATGTGAATTAAATGAAAATTGCAAGCATAATTTTTACTTTATTAGGTGCATTAGGAGTTATTTGTAACGGTTATATGTATGGAGGTATAAAATTGATTACTATGGTAGGTTCGCTTGGATTTTTGTTGTGCGGAGTAGGTTTTATTCTTTCTTATGTTAATTTTAATGGATTGAGCAAATTGCAGGATAGAACACCTTATAATAATGTTGGTGAGAAATATAAAAAAGTAATCTAAATATAAATAAGCATCTAAACTTAATATTAAAGTATGGCTTCATTGTGTAACCCTGGTTAATTCCAGGGCTTATTTTTTATATATTGTCAATACTTGTCCTTTTTACCAAAAAGTTTTACAATAAAACAAAAGAAACCACGCTGACTACCAATCAATAATGGTTTCATAAAGATAAGGCGTATTTCATTGAATATTTACCTCTATTATATCATATATTCATTGAAGTACTAGTTAAATGGAGTTTTTTTAATGAAAAATTTTAAGCAGCTGTTAGTTGATACTATAATGTTTGATAAGCCAAAATATTTAAGGCAGTATTTAATAAATTCAATTGTCAATAATAATATAGGTACATATCATAAAAATTCTGGTAGTATAGTTAGCTTATGTGGAAAGACAATGGAAGAAAAAATAGCTGAGTGTTTTTATAAAAAATCAAAAACCATACAGCTTTTTGATTTAATGGAAATTAAAAAAGGATATAGATATTCTATTTTGTATAAATATACTAAGAATGTATCGTTTGATTTAGATAAAATAGCAACTAATGTTATGGGAGAATACTATAGTAAATATGTTGATGATGAAGATGTTGATGTAGATAAACAAATACTATATTTGCAAGATGAGGGGCATTTATATATTAAATTTCACAAAATAATATCTGTATTAGATAGAAAAAATCTTGTAAAAAAGTATTGTAGATATCCAATATTATTAATATTCCATAAGAAAGTTAATTTATTAGAAGTTAGATTTGACAAATTGGGATTGGATAATAATTATGATTTTTATAAAATTACAATGGAACCACGTATTTTTGAAATAAAGTCAGCATTTAACATTCAATGTGAACCGTTTGATACTGAAAAAACGATCAAATATATAGTGGATAACGAAAAAGAAAGTGTAAGACAACTTATATGGTCTTTTGAAACTGCGAAATCAAAGGGATTAACTTTGAAGAGTGGTATAGATGGAATAATGCCATTTATAGGAGATTTAGAAATAATGATAAAAGATTTTAAAAATAGATATAGTGATGATGATGGAAAAGTTATAGAGTGCTTGGATGAACTTTCAGCGTACTTAGATAAAACAAAAAAATTTGCTAATGAGAAATTTAGAATTCTAAAGATTTAAAAATATCATTTAATTATTCAGAAAAAGGATTTGACTTAATCAATATATATGAAAGTGAAATTAATGATATGGAGAGGATTGATTATGTTATTAAATTTATCGGAAAAACTGCAAAAATTATTAAAGAATTGTAAAGTATTCTTAAATGGTGATCAAATTGAATCTTTAGCTGAAATTTTGGAGTTCTACAATAATGGGATATTACCAGCAAAGATATTAAAGCATAAACTTGAAATAACATATAAAGATGTTCATACACTTATGACTTGCTTGGCAATTAAAGGTATTTTACGAGTAAAGTATAGAATCTATTGTGAAAATGATTCAATTACTGGAGCGTCTAAGATTTATGATGATATTGAGGATATACCGGTAAGTGTATGTGATAGATGTGATAAAAGATGTACTTTGATAAAGAATGTTATTGTTGAATTTGAGGTGCATATATGATATGAAAATGGAAATTTCAAAAGAAATTTTACAGTTTGCAGATTTTGTGGATGAAGTTGCAGAGCAGGACTCTGACTATGGATTAAGAGAGTTTTTTAAAATTAAGGGAGATGTATTAAATGAGTGCAGTAAACTTATAAATAGAACTGAAGAAATTAACCAAATAATACCAAAAGCATCAAAAAGCCAGAAAGGTAAACTATCTTATGAAAAAGGCCCTCTTTTAGAAAAATTAGCAAAAGTAATTTTTAGTATAAGAAATATTTATTTGATAAATGAAAGAGTCGAATGTGACAGTAATGAAATAGATTTATTATTGAGGCCTTCGACTAACAATTCTATTTATAGTAGACTTCTTCTAGATTATTTAAGAAGTGATATTTTAATAGAATGCAAGAACCATTCTGAAAAAATAGATGTAACTTTATTAGGAAAATTTTATTCATTGCTTAGATATAAAAGAGTTAAATTTGGAATAATGTTTTCATATTATCCATTAACGGGTGAAAATGAGTGGGATGCTGCTGTAGGTTTAAGTAAAAAACTTTATTTAAGAGATGAAACAATAATAGTAAATGTAACAATAGATGATATTAAAGAGATATTAAACCCAGAAGGCAATGATAAAAATATAATTTCAATAATAAAAAGAAAAGTTGGAAATATAAAATATCATACTAATATAAATGATAGCATATTACCGCATCCAGCAGAAAAAAAGATGAAAAAGCCATCATAGAAATTTATTATTTAAATATATAGTTGAATCTGAAATATAAAATAATTGATAATATAATAACTTTAGCTAATTTCAAGCTGGAGTTATTTTTGCCTTTGTGAAGTTTATTTATTTTATATCCATATTCTACCTTGAAACAGAACATATGTTCGCATATAATAGTATTATCTAGAACATAGGAGGTATTGTTATATGAATAGTTTTATAGGATGGATAGGTGGAAAGAAATTATTAAGAAAAGAGATTGTAAAAAGATTTCCTGAGAAATTTAATAGATACATAGAGGTATTTGGAGGCGCAGCCTGGGTTTTATTCTCAAAAGACAAGCTGGCCAACATGGAAGTATACAATGATATAAATGGAGATTTAGTGAATTTATTTAGGTGTGTTAAATTTCATTGTGGAGAACTGCAAAGGGAACTTTCATTTATGCTTAATTCAAGAGAGTTATTTTATGATTTTGCTAGTCAGTATAATACTAGAGGAATGACAGATATACAAAGGGCAGCAAGATTTTTTATGTTGATTAAGACAAGTTATGGAAGTGACCATAAATCTTATGGCTGTGTAAAGAAAAACATAAATATAATGGTTAAATATCTTGCAGACATTCAAAAAAGGCTTTCGGGAGTAGTTATTGAAAATAAAGACTTTCAGGATTTGCTTAAAGTATATGATAAAGAAGATGCACTTATATATCTGGACCCGCCTTATTATGGTACTGAAAGATACTATCAGGTTAAATTTTCAGAAAAGGATCATGTGAGATTATGTAATGTACTTAAGAATATAAAAGGAAAATTTATTCTTTCATATAATGATTGTGAATTCATAAGAGATTTATATAAAGATTTTAATATAGATGAAGTTCAGAGAAATCATAATCTTGTGGGAAAATACAAAAATAAACAACATACCTATAGTGAATTAATTATTAGAAGTATTAAAAATTAAATTTTATAAAATAGGATATATTTATCCTATTTGTGCTATAATATAAATATATTATAGTTGAGGAGGGATTTGAATGCTTGTTAATACAAATAAAATGATTTCAATATCAGAAGCGAATAAGAATTTTTCCAAGGTAGCAAAAATAGTTGATGAAGATAAGTCAGTTGTTATAATGAAAAATAATAAACCTAGATATGTTATTTTGGATTTTGATAAATTTAGTAAAGAGGCATCATCTGATAATCAAACCCTTGATAAAATTGCCGATAAGATTTTAGATGAAAATATAGAGGTATTTAAGGAACTAGCCAATAGATGAAGTATATTAATATAGATTTCATTTTAAAACTTCATGATAGATTGATAAGAGCTACTGGAGGGACAAGTGGCGTAAGAGGTTTAGAAATCTTGAAATCATCAGTTGAAAATTGTAAGGCTACGTTTTATGGACAAGATTTATACCCAACTATTGAATCAAAGTGTGCAAATATATGTTTTAATATAATAAAAAATCATGCATTTGTAGATGGAAACAAGAGAACTGGAATTTATGTAATGCTAGTACTTCTTGAATATAACAAAATAAAAATAAAGTTTAGCCAGAATGAACTTGTGAATTTTGCAATAGATATTGCATCTGGTAAAATAGATCAAGAGAGTGTAGCTAACTGGATAAAAATTCATGAAAAAGGTACTTTTTAA